GACCGTGACAAAGTGACCCGCTTTGCGCCTCTAGAAGCCAGATACGAGCAATCACAGGTTATGCATTGCCAAGGGCTCCCGGCTTACTTTGAGGATGAGTTGTTATCCTTCCCTGTTGGTAGGCATGATGACGTGGTTGATGCTCTGGCTTATGCTTGGCAGGTATGCGGATCTAAGCGCAGCTGGGGTGCAGTCTAAAAAATATATCTCTCTATACCCTTGACGTGTATATATCTACGGTGTATATTATTGACATCCAAGGGGATATGGGAGATACGGATATGAAACGATACTTGGTTCAGTGGATGACAAACGGTAAGTCTTACGGCTACTACTTCGAAGACTTTGCAGACGCTACAGACTACGCACAACTCAACGGTGAGAAATCAAAAATCAAAGACATGCAGACAAACGAAATTCTTCTAGCCTTTCAAACAAAAAACAACCAACGCTGGATGATGACATCAGATAAGAGATGGCATAACTTCAACCGCTAAACACACAGCCCCCGCAAGGGGGCTTTTCTTTTGCCCTGTGGGATACTGTGGATATGGGTATCTTTGACCGCTTCCTTGGACGCAAAGCAGCTGCGAACCCTACCGCAATGCTTCCGCTCCCATTATCCCAGTCTCGTGATGTCTACCTGACAGGCTACGGCTCTGGTCAGTTGCAGACATTATTACGCCGAGCATTACCCGGTAGCACCAAAGACTGGGCAAGGATAGCAGGAGACTTAGGGCTAAACGGTGTTGTGGCTTCCGCAATGGATTGGTACATCAGGAACTGGGCACAGGCTACGCCAGAGGTCATGCGTAAGGTCGATATGCAACAGGCAGAGCCTATCGAGCATCCAGCACTTCAACTCATCGCACAACCAGATCCGCTGGTTATGGGGTCTTTGTTCTGGGCATGGGTTGTGCAGGACTACAAGTTATTCGGCAACACCTACATCCGAAAGATACGCTCATCCACCCGTGGTACGGTTACCGCTCTCCAGTTCCTTCCACAGGACATGGTTAGACCTGTAGGCAACGGTACGAACCCGCTAACCCATTACGTGTACACCACTGATGGACGTTCTTTCGACATCCCTGTATCCGACATCATCCACATCCGGTACGGCAGAGACCCTAGCGATATTCGCCTTGGACGCTCCCCGGTTACCGCTGTACTGCGTGAAATTGCAACCGATAACACTGCATCCACGACAGCCTGGGGATTACTTTCTAATGGCGCTATGCCTAGCCTTATCGTTGGACCAGATGCAAAGGATGCAAGCGTTGACCTCAGCATGGACGATGCACGGCAGGTCAAGAGACAACTACACGAAGACCTAAGCGGTGACGGTTCCGGCGGCATCGTTGTAATGACTGGACCATACAAAATGGATCGTGTTAGCCTGACACCTTCCGAGCTTGCTCTAGATTCCGTGAGACGTGTACCGGAGGAGCGTATCTGTTCGGCTCTTGGTATCAACCCTATGGTGCTGGGTCTTGGCTCTGGTCTTGAACGTTCTACCTATGCAAATTATGAGCGCGCCCAGCAAGCTGCGTGGGAAGATGGCATGGTGCCCCTACTGCGTACTATCTCTGACGCTTTGACGGCTGACCTTTTGCCAGAGTATCCAGAGACGCAGGAAGGCGATTACATCGTCTTCAACGTTGACAATGTACGTGCTTTGGCTGATGACTTATCAGCTGAAGCCGATCGTGCAGAGAAGTTGTACAAGGCTGGCATCATTGACCGTGCAGAAGCCAAGCGCATCGCTGGTCTTGAAGCCGTGCCAGAGGACGAAGGGCAACTACACCCAACGGCAATCCCGGTACAAAGCGGTGGTGGCTTTGAAGGTGCAGCCGTACGGTCTTACGATGTCAAGTTCAGACCAACCGAAGCAATGCGAACAGCAGCGCAACGGGCACTTGATTGGAAGGCTGAAGGTTTCGACGGTGGGACACGGGTAGGGCTTGCGCGAGCAAACCAAATCGTAAACGGCGAGAAGTTATCCGAAGACACGATACTGAGGATGTACTCTTTCTTTAGCCGTCATGAAGTAGACAAGAAGGCCGAAGGCTTCAACGCTGGTGAGGAAGGTTTCCCTTCCCCCGGAAGAGTAGCCTGGGACTTATGGGGCGGTGATGCTGGGTTCCGCTGGGCAACCGCAAAGCGCGACCAGATGCAAGGTGAAGAGTCCAAGTCTACCGATTGTTGCACTCCGGGGGTAGTGTACAAGTCTCACCCTTTTTACGGGTACGAGCTGGAGATCAGCTCAAACGAGTAAACGATGGCACGGCACGGATCTACGCCGCAAGCCAGAAGTTTAGGAATGACCTGCTGGAGCGTGAAGGCGTAGCCATCAGCCGTATGCAACGTGCATACAAGGCAGCTACCAAAGCCAGCATCGATGAACTGGAAGCACTAGAGGGACGAATCGCAGAGCGTGAAGCAAACGGTGAACCGCCAAGCGAAACCATCCTCTGGATGCGTCAGCGCATCATAGACAACATTGAGGAACTTGGAAAGAACCTAAAAAAGTTTAGCATCGAGGGGGCACAGATAACCGCCGATGGACAACTTGAAAGCGCCATCCTTGCGAATGAGGCAAGCGGGAGCATGGTTGAAACGGCGGCTGGTCGTAAACCGGCTGGCGTTACACTCGGAAGTTCATGGACAACCCTGCCAGATGAAAGCCTCCAAGCCTTTGTCGGTTTTTCGGGTGATGGAAGCCCTTTGGGTGAGTTATTTGCGACCATACCGCAGGTAACCACTGACGCTATGCAGATGGCTCTGGTGCAGGGCATCTCGCTTGGTGAAGGTCCACGAACGGTAGCACGGCGTGTACGGAAGGCAGCTGACATCGGCAGGAGCCGTGCTGAGACGATAGCACGTACTGAGATGATCCGAAGCGCCCGTGAAGCACAACGGCAACTTTACACGCAGAACCCAGCGGTGCAAGGATACCGACGGCAAGCCACACAAGATAGCCGGGTGTGTCTAGCCTGTCTGGCATTGTCTGGCACTCTACACGCTACAGACGAAATCATGCCTAGCCATCCAAACTGCCGGTGTGTCATGGTTCCTGCAACGATGTCCTGGGCGGAGATTACCGGGGATAGTTCTATCCCTGATACACGCCAAGTGGTAGCTACACCTGAGCGAATCCTTGCCGGTCTGTCGAATGCTGACAAGATGGCTATCATGGGACCGACTCGGTATCAGATGTACATGGATGGCAAACCGCTTGCTGATTTCGTGCAGGTGGAGGACAACCAAGACTGGGGACCTACAACCCGTGTACTGCCACTACGGAGCCTCCTGTAGGGTGTGTGGGATACTTACGCTATGGACCTGCTAACCGTCTACAGTGATGCTATTAAGTCAGACCGCCTTGGAAGCGTCAAAGGCTACCTTGTGCGCTTTGGCTCTGCTGATGCAACCGACCTAGAGGGTGATTACTTCACACCTCAGACAGACTTTGGATTCCCCATCAAAGCCGGTCAGCGTGTCCCGTTGAATGTGTATTATCACCACGGCATGGATAAATTTGTAGGCAAGAAGTCCATCGGTACTGGCTACGTCAAGATGGACGAAACCGGGCTCTGGTACGAAGCACAGTTAGATATGGCTGATGAGTACGGAAGTATGATCGCAAAGCTTTGCAAGCAAGGCAAGATGGGCTACTCGTCTGGTGCTGCCGGTCACATGGTCGAGCGTAAGAGCGTAGGCAAGGCAAGCGAGATTACCCGCTGGTGTATTGCAGAAGCAAGCATCACGCCTACACCTGCCGAGTACCGTAATAGTGTCAAGAGCCTGGAGGACATGTACAGCATGGAGCCGATGGAAGAAGAAGAGATGGTAATGGCTCCGATGCCTGAACAATCCCCGGAAGAATACGCAGTTTCGGTCTTTGATGAGTCCGAAGGCGAGATGGTACATGAAGGGCTTGAAGCCTACTACGATGCCCTCTGCGGTGCTATCGAGATGGTAACCGATCAGAGCATGGCAGATGCCATCATTGATGAGTTT